GTGGTGTTGCCGTCGCGGTCGCCATACAGCGGGTCCACGCTCAGGACGTCGCCAGCAAAGTCGATCTGTAGGCTCTTGTAGATAATGCCGGTGATCAGCGAGCCGAGTCCCTTCAGTCGAATCAGGCGGCCAGTACCGGCAGTGTATTTGGCGATTTCAGCGTGGGCGGTCGCATTGCTCTCATACGTCACTGAGAGTTGCACCTGCGGCACGCCGTAACCAAACAACGATGGGCGCACATCAGCATCGCCCGCAAATTTCTTCATGTGGATGCCGGGGTTGTAGCTCAGCGAGAAGTCGATCAGCGTCGAGGTTTTTGCCGTGGTTCCAATGGTGCCGCCAATGTCGTCGATATACAGCGCGAGCGCGCCCACCGGCAGCGTCTCAAACGTGCGGTTGGCCAGCGCCGGAGTCACCGTGTCCGGCACGAGATCGCGGCCCACCCAGTTCGAGGTGAACTGCACCAAGCCATCGTTGCTGGCCGCGCCGCTCAGTGTCCAATCCGAGCACACCGCGCCAACGATGTCGTATTCCTGCGTGCCATCGTTGATTTCGATGGTGCGCATCTTCGCGCCGGGGTTGCTGCCGAGCGGGAACGGATAGTCCCACGTCTTGTCTGTGGTGCCGGTTGGCGTTACGCCCCCTTTGACGCTGGACTCTAGGACATAGAGGAAGTCCTCAAAGCTGAAGTCGCCATTGAGTACAGCGCTAGCGCGCTTGTCGGTAATACGGGCGCTGTGCGCTGGGGCGTAGTCGCCTTGCATGTAGCGCTTCTGGGAGTTGGTGAAATCAGGCTTGCCGCTGACATCGGTGATGCCCATCATCTTGGCGGTGGCCGCGACGGCGGTGGCGAAGACTGTTTGAGTGCCGATCTGTGCGACTTTAAGTGCGGTTGATCCCATTGATTATTGCTCCTCGCCATTCGCGCCGTCAGCGCTGTCGGCATCATTGGTGGGCTGTGCCACTGGTGCTGCGATCGCAGGGCTGGCGGGCACAGCATCGACATACACCGGCTCTTTGCCGTTGCGATAGGCTTTGATTTGGTCGATGGTCAGCCCGGACGCCGCGATCATGCTGGCGGTCAGGTTGACAGCTGGCACGCCCGCGATGTATGCGCCGTTGCCGACGTAATTCAAAACAACCGGCTCAGGCGGTGGCGCTGGCGCGGTCGGTTCGGTTTGATTAGTTGTTTCGTCCATAGTTAATTCATGATCTTGGCAGTGACAAGAAAGCGGATACCCATGTGTTTCTCAGTCGCAAACTCGATCACGCCATAAGTCCATTGCAACGGTTGTGCAAAATACGTGTCGCACGGTTTTCCTGTTGGGGCAGACTCAAGCGCCAACAGCCCCTTGCGAAAGCGCTCGATAAAGGGGCGAGCCACTTTTTCTGCCTCGGGCAATATGCCGCGTGAGCAATGCATTTCGCAAACGATGGTGTGCAGATCGCGAGTTGCTCCGTTTGGACGCGCCTCAATTGCCCCTTGCATGGGGTAGTTGATAAAGCAGGGGAAGCTGGCCAGCGATTCAGGGGTCTCGTTGTAAGCAGTCTCAACGCCGGTCAGCGTCAACTCCATTTCATAGAGCGCGGTGATTACATCCTCAATGGTCTTTGCCATCACTTCGCCCCCGATGCCCAATACTTGGCAATCTCTTGCGTCAAGATATTGGCATACACCGCCGTCATAAATGGCGCGTCCACCGCAGGCTTCATGGACGGATACGCTCGGCGGTTCATCTTGCGCGAATGCGATTTGACCGACACCGTGACTGGATCGATCTTGCGTCCAAACGCGACCGACTGAACCCGCGTAAACGCTTTGACATTCACCGATCCGCTAAAGCCCTGCTCTAGCACCTGCGCATAGTCGACATTGCTGCCGATGACAATGATGATGTCTGATCCATTCCACTTGGCCCCGCCACCATCGTTAATCGACGCGCGAAAACGCCCCGTGTCCACATTTGGCCCCGGCCGTCCCGATGCGTTTATCTTGGCTTGCCTCACACCCGCTTGGCCGATCTTGTTGCCCGCAGAGATGAGTGCGCTACGAGCGCCGCCATAACCCAGCTGGGCCATGTTGAACGCACCCGATACCGCAAAGTCAAAGCTCATAGCGTCGGCCTCATCAGTCCACTGTTGAGCATCATCGCCTTGATATCGGGGTCGAGTTCCTGTAGATACTGCAGCTGCCCCAACTCCGGCGCGGCTGACACATCGCCAAACGCCGATTGCGCCCGCTTGAACCAACGCACGGTCTGGGTGATGGTGGCCTGCTTGATTGGCCCGGGCGCAACCACCGAGTAACCCAGCACCGCAGTGATGCGCCAGTTAGCCACGCCCTTATCAAACAGTTGCTTGCTCCCCGCTGGAATCAACTGCAATCCGTAGATTGGCGTTTCATCCATCGGGAGTGTTACAAGGTCGGTGTCAACGTCCAACTCTGTCCACGCCCCACCAAGAAAGTATTCGACCTTCGCCACGCTGACGCATTCAGCGATCACCAACTCATCGCGCCCGCTGCCGTTGTAGCGCTTGGCGACTGGGGTTGGCGCTGGATCAGTGCCGACCTCAAAGCCGCCCGGCGCATGGCCAAACAGCAGATCGATGTATTCACTGGCCCAGCCTGCCAGTTGTTCCAGCACGCTGTCGTAATTGATCGAGCCGCCGAGCGCATCGCGCAGTTCATTTTTGATTTCAGCCAGCGTGGCGTATGCCATTACTTATCCTCAGAAGGGCCGCTCAGGGTTGGGGTCTCGGATGGGCCGGGGTCGCTCTTGGGTTCGCCGTTGCCTTCGTCATCACCTTCGATAGAGTCTTCGACTTCAGACACGACAGGGGTGAGATCGCCCAGCGCAACCAGCGGGTCAGCCACGGCGGGCGATGTCTCAATGACATCGCCCGTTTTCACATGGCCCAACACAGGAGACACAAACTGCCGAAGTGCTTTATATTGCGCCATAGTTCACCTAGCCAGCCACGACCACGTTGGCCGAGAGCGCGGTGTCGCCACTCACGTCGACCGGGATTTGCATGCTGCGATATTGCAACGCCTGCACATCGCCGTTGACGGTGCCGCCGATGGTCATACTCAGTGAGACAAAGCGGAATCCGTTGTTGATGTCGAGCGCCGAAACCGGCACTTCGATGGTCGCCCACTTGTTGCTGGCAGTGATTGCCGCTGGCAGGGTCGCACCTGAAACGTTCTTGCTGCCGGTGCCGGCGGCATCGGTCGCCTGCACCACCTGCGCCTGAAACGAGCCAGAGCTGAGTGTGCCGAGGTCGATCAGGAACAAGATGCGAGCGTGCCCCTGCATATCAATGTAGCTCGCGGGCGCAATTGCAGTTGAGAGTGCGCCGGGGGCAGCCACCCGCGTGCGCTTGAAGTGCTGATGAAAGGTTCGTTCGTTTGCCATTTGTTTCCTCGTTAGCCAGAGATTGGCGAAGCCCACGGATTGCGCAGGCTTCACTCACTCATTAGGCAATCTTTTGCACCTTGATGCGCTCCGGTTGGAGCAACGCGCCGCCGACGCGCTTGCGGGCGAGCATGCAAACCATGTTGGTTTCGGCATACAGCTCTTGCAGCACGCGGATGCTGAGACCCACGCGATCGACGATGCGATACGAGCGGAAGTCGCCGAGCGCCAACGGGAACGCACCAGAAGCCGCAGCGGGCATGAACTGGCTCTTGAGATACGGATAGCTCAAGAGGTTGGCAGGCACGCCCTGCAACCCGCCCACCATGTCGACGATGGGCCACAGTGGCTCGTTGGTGGTCGCGGTCTTGATCTGGCGCACATACCCGTAGGTCTGCTTGTTGGCGATGAAGCGGGCGTTGGCCTCATACTGCGGCGGGAGGGCTGTGTCCAGTGCGATCACGCCGTCGTAGGTGAAGAACGGTGAACTGGTGGTGCCAGAGGCGACCGAACGCGGGCCGGTGCCAGCGGTGTCGTCGACGTTGGCCAAGAAGCCGAGGGGCTTGCCAATGCCATCGCCACCGATAAAGACCTCATCCTCACCAATCTGAAAGGACTCGGTGAACATACGATCGGCCTCGCCCATGATGTCGAAGTAGGAATCTTCCAACATGCTTTGGGTAAAAAGCAACGATGCCATCGCGGTGTTGATGTCGATGCCCTTCTCGCCAAACGTCGGGTCGGTCACGCGGTGCACTGAGCTAGACGCAGGCTGCTCACCGGTCCACTTCGGGCGGATGGCCGAAGTGTATTTGTCGTCGGTGGTGTAGGGAATCCACGGGAAGTTCAAGCGGTCGCGACTTGTGCTGGAGACGGTGGCCAGCGCACGGATCACCGAATTGGTGGCGATCTTGCGCAAAATCTCGTTGGCGGTCTCGGGCGGCACAAAGAACCCGCCGAGGTTGTCCGTGCCTTCGACAATGGCTTTGCGATCATTGGGGCCGAGCTGGTTGATGTCGCCCATGCTCTTGCGCATGTAGCCCTCGAATGCGCCCTTATATGCGCGCTTGGAGGTGGCCTCTTCTTGCCGCTCGCTCATGCCCTCGTTCGGGCTGGAGGGACGCCAACCGCCAAATGCGGCACCGGCCTTGCCATCGCTGCCGCCTGCACCAGCGCCTGCACCAGCGCCTTCATCGCCACCGGTGGTGTATTCGGCGCGCTGGGCATCCAGCTTTTTGGCCTGATCGGACATGGCCTTAAATTGGTCGTGTCGGGCGTTGGCCGCATCGATCTTCTTCGTCAGATCCTCGGGGATGGCCTCGCCTTTTTGAACCAGCGCCGCTGCTTCGCCCATGAGTTTGTCGACCTCATTGAGCGCGCCCAGCGCTTGTTCGCGGAGTTGTTTCCAGTTCATGGATAGTTACCTCGTTAGTTTGAAATGAGCGCAAATGAACGCTTGCGATGCTCATGACGCATACGCAGGACAGTGAGTGCATCGGCGGGAGTTCCCGCCTTCTCCGACGTTTGTGCGTCGGTTTGCGGCTCGGCTGCCTGAACGAGTGCTTGAAGCGCTTCGATGGCGTTTTGCACCAGCTGCCGGTTGGCAGCGGACAACACACGGCCTGATTTCAATGTGGCCGTGAGATTGGCAAGTTTGGTGAGCGCGGCTTCAGTTGAGAGCGCGCCCTTGGCGGCCAGCGTGGCCGCGTTCATCCCCCATGTCACATCGCTGGTATCCCAGAGTCGACATTCGCGGATGTTGCGCACTTGGCCATAGCCGTCGATGGTTTCAAAGTCCATCTTGACCGGATCAAAGCCAAACGACATCTCGCTGATCGCGCCGCTCTTAATCCCTTGAAACACCGCTTCAGCGGCAGGGAAGGTGAGATAGGTGCGGGTGACTTCGAGCGCGGACATTGCCTGCGGGAATTGGCCCAGCAATTCTTGAGGGAGTTCCTCGCGTGGGGCCTCGCGCAGCGCATCCACTGTGGCAATTGGGGGGTTGTAGCTGTCATGCATCCACAGATGGCGGATGCGCTTGCGGCTCTCGGCAATGGTTTTGTTGAACGTGCCCGGCCAGAGTCGGTCGTTTCCGCTGTCGATGTTGCCCATCACCGCGCAATAGCCGGTGACGGTTCGATCTGCGATGGCTTTAACCACTGCGACGGTAGCTTTGAATTCGGACGGTTCGCTCATGGGAAAACAAAAAGAGGGGCAACCCGTTTGGATTGCCCCTCACTGAACTCAGTCAAGGTGCTGATTTACGTGCGAGATTTTACACCTATTTATTTCACTCGTCATGCGATAGGGCAAACGTCTCGTGCTCATCACCCCACGCCAGCGTCAGCGCATCAAACACCATTGGCACTGGCTCCAGTGCAATGTTTGGCGTTTGCGCGTTAGTGGGGAGATAGGCCAGCGTCACATGCGCGGTAAAGCCATGCTCGGTGTTGTGCTCAGCGCCCACCAGTTCCAACGCCTCACACAGTTCGCCTCGTAGCTCACCCAACTCGGCAGAGTCAAACAGCGCCACCAGCGCGTCAACCTCTTCGCCGCTGAACCGCGCAATGCCATTGATGGTGCCTGTGATCCATTCTTGTTTTGCGGCAAACCCAGACAGGATGACGCGCAAGCGATCGCGAACCTCCGGGTCCAGTTCGGTGGTCTTGCCGAGATACGCGAGGGTGATGTGCATGAGTTCGGGCGCGGTAACTACTGTCCCCATTGGCACTGCCGCGTTGGTGATGGAGAGGTTGAGTAGCGCGGATTGCGCGGGTGACAACCACAAGGACACTATGACCCCCGTACTGGCCATATCGGCTTTGATCTCCATCTGCATAGCTGCACTCATCGTCTTGCGCCCTGTGCTCTTGCGTTCACGCTGGTTGGCCAGCGCCTTTTGCAATTCGCCTTCCTGAACAGGGAGCACGGTGCACCGGCAGTTTACTGTTTGATCTGCGCTGCCGTCGGGGTCGCCGGGGAACATCAGCGATTCGCCGCCCACATCGAATGGCTCATCGATGGTCACAATCTGCCCCTGCGCATCTTCGTGATCGGGCCGCGTGCGGTCGTCGTTGGTGGAGAGCCACTGTTTGCCGGGGATTTCGGCCTGCCGTATTGCCTCAAGCCCGCCAGCATTGCTGGAGCGAATGGTCTCGGTGCGTGCAATCATGGTGGCGCGGTAGTCATCCCATTGCGTGTATTGGCCCTTGATCATGTCAGCGAGGTCTGGGATGGATAGACCCTCGTCTTGCGCCTTCTTCAGCATGTCCAGCACAATCACATTGCGCGTGGTGTCGAGCACGCGATCAGCGAACTTGGGGACATAGGTTTTTAGAAACTCATCGACATAGGGGTTTTTGATGTCGAAGCTGATGCCGAAATCAGCGGCGATCTGGTCGCCTTGGTCAGCGATGATGGCTTTAATGAGTGGCTTGAAGGTGGTCACCCATCCGGTCTTGCTATCGGTCAGCGCTGTCTCGATTCCCTTGGCAATGCGCTCAAACTTGCCGTCTGCCTTTTGACCGTTCACCACTTTCAATACGGCTTTCATCTCGACCGCCATCTGCTTTTGCGCGGCATCACGGAATTGCATCTCGTAAGCGCGGGCGATCAGGTCGCGCTTCTTGGCGTGGCGTTTTTTGTATTCGATGGTGAGACGTTCTTCCTCGGCACTCTTCGGGGTAGCCTTTGGCCCAAATACCAGTTGCAAAAACTCTCTGCGCTTTTGTTCATCTGTAATGCTTTTTACATGGTCAATAAGTAAAGACAATCGCTTCTCAACCAATGAGTCTTGAACGGGCGCATTTGGGTCGGGCTTGCCGGGCAATGGCTGCGTTGAGGCAGGCATGCCGCCGAGCAGCGCGCCAAAGCCGCCGCCTCCGCTCACCTCATCAAAGAACACGTCGCCATCCTCGACCACATCGAACCCAGCGAACTTGCGCGCCTCGTTGCGCTTGGCCAATCCATCCTTCCATGCGCCGCGCGCCGCCTCCCATTTCTGCACCATCATGTCTACGTGCGCGGGTACATCAGACAGATCAAACCGCGCTTCGATGTTGTCGCCAAACTCGCCCGACATGGCGAGCTGATACTCGTCTTGGAAATGCTTCCAGCGCGGGGCCATTGTGTCTTGGTTAAACGCAATGCGGGCCTCTTTGTAATTGCTGTAGGTGCTGCGCGACAGGCCAATCATCGCGTTGATCAGGATGGGCGGTGTGCGAAACACCATGCAAATGCGGGCCTCATTGCGCGCATCAAGCACGCTGAAATCCATGTCCTTGAAGTTCATCCCAATCTGCTGATAGTTCGCGTCTGAGTCGAGCACCGCCACTTCGGCCCAATTGGCAAAGCCGCCATACTTCTCTTTCCAGCGCCGACGTAGGTCGCCCACTGCCGCGTCATTGAGCTTGGCCTTAGTCGACAATACGCCTTGCGGCATCGCGCCATTCTGGAAGAATAGCTTGATGAAGTCGGTGGTGCTATTGTCCACATCGACTGCGCGTGAGGCGACCTGCGCAGGCGACCAACCGGTGTAGAGGTTGATGGGGTCGTATTCGGTAAAGGCGATGACATCCTCAGCAGGGAAGACTTCGGTCTTCTCGCCATTCTGGTATTGATACCCGCCAATGAGTGTCTGCCTTGATGGCACAGGCTGCACGCGGTCGGGGCGCAATGGGTAAAGCGCAATCACGCGCCCATTGCGGCTGCGATCTTTCAGCCAGTAGGCGCGGCCTGCTAGATCGCACATCGCACTGGTGGTAACCCAAAAGTCAAATTCGGTCATGACTGAATTGGGGCGCTGGATGAGCTGACGCGCAGCATGTTGGGCCAGTTCACCGCCGCCCTGATCGAAGATGCGCAACGTCGCCGCAGCGGTGGACTCCGCGCGATATCCCACACAGGCGAAGATCAGCTCGTTGCGCCGATAGCCGTGCTGCGCCACAGTGTTGAAGTTGATCGTGCTGTATTGGGGGATCTTGTCTTCCCAAACTGGCACCACCGCCGAGGCATCCTTTTGCGCCATGCCACGAGCGGCGCGGAATGCATATGCTGCAAACTGAAATCGTTGTAGTAGGTTCATAGATAAACTCCGCTGCCGCCGATGCCGCCCCGCTGACCCGCCACAAAGCGCGCTGCTGAGCAGTAGTTTTCAGCATGTGCATAGTGATCGGGTCCGGTCTCGACATATCGCGCAACCATCTCGCCCTGCTTATTGGTCTCTAGCACGCGCACACTCGCCTTTAGATGCGCGTAGTAATCTCGGATATCCGCCGCATTTGCCGGAAGGGTATTCACTGAATCCACGAACATCGCAAAGGTGGTGTCCAGCGTCCGCGTGCGATCTTGCAATACCGTGCCCTCATCGAATTTGATATTGATGGCATCCTTGTCTTTGCTGCCCAGTGCTTGGTTTGGGTAATAGCTCAACCACAGCGTGCCGGGGGGCAATGCCGCCTGCGCCTCACGTGCCTTTGTTGTCTCAGGCAGTGCATCAATCACAGCAGTTTGAACTCCAAATCGTCGCATGGTGGGGATAAGCTCGTCCCAGCTCAACTCTCCACACCAAATCTGACGGCGTTCGCCTGTTTCTGGGTTGAATGTGCGGATCACCGAATGCAACACGCGCCCAACGTCAATACCCATCACAGGGGCGGACTTGTATGCCTCAGCATCAACTGCGTTGCGCGGGGGAACGCCGTGCACATAGTCGCGCCGACAGACATTGAGCACCTCATCAGTAAGCTGCCCCCCGCGCGGGGTATATGGCTCACCAAGGTCTTGGTTGTATGCCTCCCGCCGTTTGGTTTCGTCGGTGGTTTGTAGCGCTTTGATCAGGCCATCAAGAGACGCAGCTCCGCTGAATAGTTTAGTGACATGAAAGCCAACTGTTTCGCGCGATGGATAGATGGCAACCCACTCGCCAGTGCCAAGACGGTCGATCTCTCGTCCACACTTGCGGCATGCAGCAAATGCCCCATGCTGGTTTTTGTGCCATCGTGTGGGCCGGTCAAGTGCGTCGCGCTCAATAACGACATCGTTGATGGTGATGGTTTGTCGATTGCCACAACGCCCACATTGCACATGCCACTCGCGCTGGTCACTATGTAGCCATTCCGCATGGATGCCACGTTCGGGATAGGTTGGGGTGCTGATGGCGCGTTCTTCGGCAATCATGCTATGCCCAAGACGCTTGCGGGCGATGGAGGGGGCGCGCGGGTCCATCTCGTCCAATTCATCCAATATCAGTACATCTGCGTCAATGGATTTAAGTTGTGGGGCCAATCCGCTGGGCTTGACCACCGCCCCACGAAAATACAAAAAGCGATTGCGAATGCGCTTCAGCGTAACGCGATCTGCGCCGCGCTTCCCCTCCCCCCCGCCACCTTCAACCACAATCTGATTTAGGTAGTCGCTGGCCTCAATGGCTGGACCAAGGCGCGCCGAGGAGAAGTCGCTGACCAGTGCATCATTAGGGAATGTATAGAGCACGTTGGCGCGGCGCTGGTCGCAGGCGTGCAGGGCATAACTCAACAGGTATTCACTGATACCCATCTGCCCAGACTTGTAGACAATCATGCGGCGTGCCTGTGCCTCATAGATACCCGCCAAATATGGGTGTGAGGCAAGACTAAAGGGCCGATCTGGTATCAGCATCGGCCTGTTTTGCAACGTCCAATTGAGCAATGGCAGCGGCTTATTCGCTGCTGCTTGCTTCGCCTGTGCTTCCCGCAGGATCCGCGCCGGGTCCATCCCCCGTCGCTTCGCCTCCATCAGCACCAGCGCCTTCCGCTGCAAATAATTCCTCGATGAGTTTGGCGATATCGTCATCTTTCATGTCGCCGAACAAAACGTCCAGCGTCTGTTTCACTGTTCCCTCAACACGATCGGTAATCTCTTTGATGAGTGTTGGGTTGCCATCCATTACCGCTTTTTTGAACGCCTCCAGCGCTAATATCTGCGCGCCTGTCATCCCTGTTTTCGGGTCTATGGCAGCCAGAATCTCGTTGTAAGCCTCGGTAATAGGCTTGCGCTTGGGCCTCCCACCGGGGTTGCCGGACTGCCCAGTACGCCAACGGAATGGCTCAAGCGTCTGAATTCGTCGACGGCGGCCCTCGCTGTTCTTATCGCTGTTCTGAGCGTTCTTACCCACTCTGCGTCACCGCCTCCAGCACCTGTAAACTTCCCCGCGCGACGACCGCCTCAAAACCGTCGCTGAACTTGACTTTCAGGTCGCAAATCAGCGGCGTGGCCTTGTTTGCTTGAGTGCTGGCCACATCGGCTACCTTCACCGTCAACACATTGAGCGAGCGGGCAATGCCGCCCGTGCTCAGCTTGACCTGAAACACCGCTGCACCATCCGCATCGCTCACCGACTTCTTGCCGGTGAACCACGCCTCGGCCACAGTTGTGCCATCGATGGCGGCCCCGGCTTCATCCTTCAGCGCCGCTTCAAACTGGATTGAGTTGCCCCATACAACAGGGCTTAAGTTCAACTTCTCCATCAACAACACTCCTCCGTGATATCTGCCGCAATCTCTCGCTGAGATTGAGTTGTGGCGACCTCTCGCTGGGCGATGCCCGCCGTGACCATGCGCGGGGCGATGGTCACGATTTGGACACGCTGGCCCACCGTGGCCCCCGCGTCGCGCTGGGCGATGTCTACACAAATGATGCGCGC